TTTTCTTTTTCATCAATTTCACTTATATAATAGTTTAATTTATAATCTCCAACATATTTTTCTAATCTTTTAAAATAATTTTCTGCTTCTTTCATAGTTTTAAGTTCATGATTTAGTTTTAGTGGTATTCCATATTCATCTTCATACATATACACATTACAAGGTGTATTAAATTTATAGTGATTATATATCATATCCTCTAAATAATTTTTTCTAAATTCAATATTAGATATTTCAAATTTATTGTTTTTCTTTTCAATAGTTATATTATCAATATATTTACCAATTATTTTTTGTTTATCTTCTTTTGATTTATTAGACCAATTATTTAAAACATCTGGGTTAGTATAAAATTCTATTTCTTGTATATCTTGTATAATTAATAAATCATTAAGGGTGAAACTTAAATCCTCATATTGTTTTTGTCCTTTTTGCCTTTTTTCTAAATCAGATTTTTGATATTCGATATGTTTTATTTCTTTATCAAAATCTTCTAGTTTTACAACACCTTTAATATAAGCTGTTTTAATTCTATCTAGTTGTTTATCTAAATCTTTAATTTCTTTTTTATAATCTTCTGTTTTATCTTCTAATTTTGATTTAATAAATGGCGTATAGTAATTATTAATAAGGTCATCTTGTTTAGCAAGTTCTAGCATAAATGCTTTTAATTCTTTTTCAATATCTATTTCATTGAAATAAGTTTTACAAGTATTACATTTATAGTAATAGTATTTTTTACCATTAGTTTTTGTAGTAGCATGACCACCTAGAAAATTACCACATTTAGAACATTTTAACTTATTAGTAAATAAATAAGTTGCTGTTCTTTCATAATGTCTAGCATTTCTTAATTTTTGATACTGACAACTTTCCCATTTTTCTTTTGAAACAATAGGTTCAATAACATTTTCATAATAAGTTGGGTGTTTTGTTCTTTTGCCATTTACATAATCGCCTTTATAAAGTTCATTAGATAATATCTTTTGTATTGTAGAATCGTACCAATTAGTTTTTCCTAATACTTTTTCTTTATTATAGATATTAGCAATTGCTTGATGACTTTTACCTTCTAAATATAAATCAAATATTCTAACTATTATATCTTTAGTTAGTGGATCAGGTACTAACTTTTTGTTTTCTCTTTTAAAACCTAATCCAGTTCTATTAGGAATATGACCGTTTTTAATTGCACCTGCCATACCAAATTTAGTTCTTTCAGAACACTTTTCAATTTCATTTTGAGAAACACTAGTCATTATTCTCATAACCATACGACCATTGGATGTAGTAGTGTTTGATTCATCAGCCATACAATCTATATCACATTCATAGTCATTAACAAATTTCATTAATTTTTCAATGTCATATACAGAACGAGTTAATCTGTCTAGTTTTAAAGCAACAATAACATTAATATTACCTTTTTTAACATCTTCGATCATTTCTTGATAAGCAGGTCTTTTGTCATTTTTAGCACTTATTCCTGCATCTTGATACACTTTATAAATATTATATCTTTTAAATTTACAAAACTCTTTTAATCTTTCTTCTTGTTCTCTCAAACTAAATCCTTCTCTTGCTTGGTCAAAAGTAGAAACTCTAATATATATACCAGCACTTTTGATTTTTTCATCCATATTCATATCAACTCCTTTTCTAATAAAAAAAGAAGCTAAAAACACTAGTTTAAACTAATATCTTTAACTTCCTATAAAATTCAATATAATATTTTGTTTGCTTTTTCATGTAGTACCTCACTTTCTAATAAAAGACTGGATACTGCTTCCTTTATTGGTTTTATATTGTATCATTTATTTTTAGTTTGTCAAACCATATTAGTTCATTTTTAAGTATTGTTCTAAATCTTTAAACTTAATTTTGTTATTATAACCGTTTATAAAGACATTTTCACTATCTTCAAATATTAAGTAGTCATTGCCTTTAACTTTCAAAATATGGGGTTTTACATAGGCTATATTAGTATTTTTAAGATTTATAATATATCCATTAGTAAAGGAATATTCCACATAAGCAAACTTACATATCATTTCAATCTTTCTTTTTAATTCTTCACTTATTACAAGTTTTTTAGTTTCTATTGTCATAACTCATCACTTTCCTTTCTTAAATAACAAAAAAACTAACTATTTCTAGTTAGCATTTATTACTTAAACTCGAAAAGTTCGAGTTTCCTATCAATCTGGAGCAAGTGAGGAGAATTGTAAAAATCGTTTTAAGTCCTTATTTTCCGTTATTTTTTATAAAAATACTACCAAAAATACTACGACATTAAATATATTTGTCTGTACTTTTTGCTATCTCCTTTCTAGTATTACTTTCTATATGGCCATATTTATCAACGGTGGTGGAGTAGTTTTTATGACCAAGTTGTTTTGAAATATGATACAATTTCCAATTTTCTGACATCATAATTGTTACATAAGTATGCCTCAAATCGTACATTCTTATTTTTGGAACTTTAGCATCATCAATAAATTTATAAAATTGTTTTCTTAGTGCTGTATCTGAATATGGCTTATTATTTTTATAATTATAGAATATTATATCATTTACATTTTTATATTTGCTTTTTAGATATTCTTTATAATTTAAAATTTCATTAATTAATTTATCGGTAATATCAATCGTTCTTTGACTTTGATAATTTTTTGTTGATGATAAATAATTTTTAGAATTTGGATCATAATTAATTGAATGACTTATAGTTATTTCTTGATGTTCTATATTTATTGAACTCCATGTTAATGCTCTTGTTTCTCCAACTCTATCTCCTAAAGTAAATCCTATAAGAGTTAACATTTTTATTCTTTTAGAATATTCATTATCAATATAATCTAAATAATTTATAAACTTCTTTAATTCTTCAGGAGTCCAATATTTCATTTCATTTTTTGTCGCCTTTATTTCTTTTATTTTAAAAGCAGGTGACCTATTGATATATTCTTCTTTAACACACCAATTGAAAAAGCATTTAAGTATTTTTAATATCTCGTTTTTTTGTTTTATTGGCGATACAATGTTTTCTATAAAATTTATTATATCATCTCTTGTTATTTTATTAACTTTGTAATTGTCAAAATAGTTATAGTGAGCTTTATAAAAATTTTTCTTTTTCTTTAAAGTATTAAAAGCCAATTTTTCAACATTTTCACAATATTCAATATATTTTGTCCAAAGAGATTTAAAGGTTCCTTTGGAATATTGTATGTATTGATTCCCTTGTATTGCTAGGGTATCCCTAACTTTTTTTGCAACTTCTATATCATAAATTCTATTTCCATTAAAATCTTTGCTAATAATTGTAGATTTTGGCTTTCTTATAGATATTACAAAATGTTTTCCTTTAATTCTTTGATATATATTTTGATATCTCGTTTTTTTATATATTTTTAAATCCATGTTTTGTCCTCTTTTCTTTCTTTTTATTTGAATCAGGACAAATTCTATGATAAAATTAAAACATAGAAAAAGTCCTTAATTGCATGTTGAGTATTTTTTCTTAGAAGTTTTTTACTTCGGAAGTCGTGTTCCAGCGCGACTTTTTTTTATGCTAAAATATTTTCATCTTTTAGGCTTTCTAAAATAAACTTAATATATTTATCTGCTTCATCTTCATATTTATCAACTTTAAATGCAAATAAATCTTTATCAACCTGACATAATTGATTCAATTCAATATGTGCAAGTTCATGTAATAGAGTTTTCCTTTTTAAGTAATAAGACATTTTACTATTAATAACAATAAAATTTACATTATCATAACTAAAAACAAAGCCTTTCACTTCTATGGGCAACTCATAATATAAAATTGTGGAATTATAATAACTTAATAATTCTTTTTGTGTAATATTTCCACTTAGTAAATTTTTTATATTCATAATACTTAATACCTCTTATTATTCTTTATATATTAAGTACCTATACTAGCATACTTATTAATCTTTTAAATTACCATTCTTTTCTTCTTCATATTTTTTTATTGCATCATTCATTACGAATTTTATTATTTCTTGCTGACTTGGATCCAACTTATTCTTTGCTTTGCTAAATAATATTTCTAAATCATTATTTAAGAATCCATTGTCATATTTTGATAAATCTCTGCAAATCATATCTTGGCAGTCTATACCTAAAACATTAGAAATATTTATTGCATTATCGATGGTAGTTTCTATTTCACCATTTTCAATTCTAGAAATAGTTGTACGGTCTAAACCAACTTTATCAGCTAAAACTTGTTGTGAAATTCCTTTAATAGAACGCAGGTATTTAACATTTTTATTAAAAAATTCAGCCATTATCTCCCTTCTTTCTAAATACAATTATAACATAAAAAAGAAAAAAAACAACATTTTATGTGTATATATGCACATTTAGTATTGACATTGTGCATATATGCACTTATAATTGAATCAGATAGGAGGTAGACAAATGCAAGAATCCATTGGTAAAGAGTTAAAAATAATCAGGATAAGAAAAAACTTAACCATTGAAGAAGTAGCAACTGCATTAAATTTAAATGCTGAAACTATTAGAAGATATGAAAATAATGGTTCAGGTTTATCAGTTGAAAGATTAGAATCTTTACTTGAATTGTATGAAACGGACAAATATATTTTTTTTAAAAATGTGTGTGAGAATATGCACAATAATAACTGATTAAAGAAAGAGGAATAGATGTGAATTTACTAAAAATAATTTTAAGCATAATTATTGCAATATATTACTTAGGTTACATTTTTTGTCAAAAAAAAGATAATGATAAAGATTCAATAAAAATTTTATCAATATCTTTGATAATTACATATATTATTTTTCTTTTATTGATATGGATAGCTGTTTAATTAATGGTTGTATTGCTTCAAGTCTTTTAATAGTATCCCATTCTTTTGTTGATTTAAAAATTTCATCAAAAGTTATGCTGTCAATGTTTGGAAAGTATAATAGTAATTTTTGTAAAGATTTTTGAAATTTTCCCTTTTCACCTAGAGATATACCATCTTGTGAATAAATATTCCCAGTGCAGTCAAGAAATTCAATTATTGCATTTAGTCGATTTTGATTATATGTATCTTGTAATTTCAACTTGATCTCTTTTCTGTAGGTAATATAGGTATTTATTAACTGTGGAATAATTGCAGATGCAGAAGCAATAATTGCAACCCAAATTGTATCAGACAATTTAATTCACCTCACTTTCAAAAATTATTATAAAAAGAGAGTGATAAAAAGTAAACAATATCATCCAGATAACTAAAAAAAGGAAGGAGAAAAATATGAGTTTTAAAAATAAAGTAGATTCATTTATGAGAAAAAACAACATTTTAAATTTAAAACAATTTGCATTGCAAGCTAACATACCATATACGACATTAAGAGATGTCTATGATAAGCAAGATATGAGTAATTTTAGAATATCTACAATAAGCAAATTATCTGCATATATGAATTGTTCAATTGAATATTTATTATCTGATAATGAAAAAGTTATGAATGAAAATAAACTTGAGCTTAAAGTAGATGAAAAACGAATAGGAGAAAATATGGATAATAAGACAATAACAGATAAAGAACTGATACAAAAGGTTATTGAATATCTGTACAAAAAATTTAGTGATAATCAAATCACAGATAGTGATATCAAATTGTTTGAACTTATTTATAAGCAATAAAAAAAAGACTAGATAATGTAAGTATCTAATCTCGTGATGTTATTCAAAGTTTTTTCGACTAACATCATATAGTTGTTTAGCAATTTCTTTTATAGCGGTGTTTACATTTTTTATATTTTCATCATCGTTTGTGCCTTTAGTAATGTAACCATGCTCAATCATTGCAATAACTATTGCTCTAACGGATTCAATCATAAAAAACCTCCTTTCAAATTTAATTATAAATATTTGAATGGAGTTAATCAATAACATAAATAAATAAAGGAATAGGAGGAATTATATGAAATACTACACAGTAGAAGATGTTATGAATATAACTGGTTCAGGTCAAACAAAATCGTACGAAATTATTCGTGAGCTTAACAAAAAATTCAAGAAAATGTATCCAAACGCAGTTTATATTCAAGGCAAAGTCTTAAAAACATTTTTTGATGAATGTATGGGCATAAAAAAAGATTGCTCAAATACTGAGCAATCAATAAACACTTTGTAAATAAAATTTACTTTTAAAGTATAACAAATATTTACAAATAAATCAAATGCAAGTGCTGGAACACTTATAAAAATACTCAACATGCGAGAAGGGAGAAGAATATGAGAATAATGAAAGAATTAAAATTGGAATTTCCAAAGACAAAAAAAGAACTTATAAGTGATATATTAGATTGTATTGCAATATTCGGAATTTCATATTTACTATTAATTCTTCTTTAGGAAAGAGAGTAATATGGAATTAGGATATGTAAGACTTTATAGAAAAATATTGGATAATCCAATTATTTGGAAAGATAGCGATCATGTAGCAATTTGGATTTATTTACTTTTAAATGCAACACACAAAGAAATATCCGTAATTTTTAAAGGTGAAAAAACCATTTTAAGACCTGGTCAACTAATTGTAGGGTCAAAAGCAATAGCTGAAGAACTAAACATTAACTATGTGAAAGTACATCGTGTATTAAATGATTTCAAAGTTGAAAAACAAATTGAAAAACAAGCGAGTAATAAAAACTCCTTAATTACAATATTAAATTGGGAAAAATACCAATCGTGTGAAAAGCAAAATGAAATTCAAGTGAAAAACAACTGTAATTCAGATGAAATTCAAATGAAAAACGAATGTAACACAACTGAAAAGCAACTGAAAAACAACTGTAATTCTACTGAAATTCAACAAAAAAGTGAAACACAAAGTGAAAAACAAATAATCACTGAAAATGCTTTAAATACGGCATTTAATCAAGAAGAAACATCAACAAGTGAAAAACAAAATGAAATTCCAATGAAAAACAAGTGTAATTCAAGTGAAAAACAAGTGAAAAACAACTGTAATTCAAGTGAAAACAAACAAGAATGTAAAGAATGTAATAATAATACTTCTTCTTATTCTTATTTAGAAGAAAAATACGCGCGTATGATAAATTCAGCAGAAAAAGAATTATTAGATTATCTTTTAGAAACTTATGATAAAGATTTAGTTTTAGAAGCTATAAAACAATCGGCTATTATGAACAAAAAAAATTTAAACTATGCAAAAGGAATTTTGCGTAATTGGAAAAAATATCAAATAAATAATCTGGAAGATTTAAAAAAAAGTGAAGAAGCAAGGGAGGAGGAAAAGCAATCGGTAGAACTTTTTAGTTATAACTGGTTAGAAGATAATGAGTGAAATTAGTGAACGAAGAATTGGAGAAAGAATAACATTTACAACAAGAGCAATAGCAAACTCAATAGTCGATAAAAAAGGTATGTATGAAAAGATACTTGAAATCATGAAAAAGTTTGATAAGCCAATGTCTGCAAAAGACATAGCGGTAGAACTTTTTAAAAGAGGTTTAACACCTGATGATTCTAGACAACAAGTTGCCCCAAGATTAACAGAGCTATCTCGACAAGGAAAGATAGAGCCAATTGGAGATAAACAAAGAGATAATTACTCTGGAATACGAGTAAGTGTATATCAAATTAGAAAGTGTGATTCAAAGTGAATGAAGCAATAGTTATTAATTTATTAGTCTTAGGAATTTGTATTGGAATAGCAATTATGTTACTAGTTGTAATCGATATTACATCAAGCTACGAAAAACAATTGCAAAAAGAAAACAAAAAAAGTTGTATGCGAAACGAAATGATAAATGAAATTGTTTCATACGCAGTACAACAAAATCAAAAAATTAAAAAACTAGAGAAAGAAAAAATGCAATTAAAAGAATTATTAAAAATTTATCAATTAATTGCAAGAAAGAAATAGGAGAAGATATGGAAGAAAATAAAATAGTTAAAACAAATCAAACAGAAGAATTAGATTTGAATGAAATAATTAAAATACAACATTTACCGGAAATTTTTGAACAACTTGAAAAAGTAGGTAAGTTTGTAGATGAAAAACTAAAAGGAGTTACTGATTTAAAAGCAACGGATACTAATAAATCAAATTTAAAGGATAAAAGAACAGAAATAAATAATACTTTATCAATACTCGAAGATAAACGAAAAGAAATAAAAAAAGCAATAGAAGCACCATACGATGTCTTTAATGAAAAATATACTAAAGAAGTTAAAGATAAATTAGAGGAAGCATCTAAAACATTAACAGGAAAAATTAATTTTATAGAAGATACTCAAAAAAAAGCAAAAGAAAAACTTCTAAGGAAATTTTTTGAAGAATACAAGATTTCTAAAAATATTGATTTTGTTACTTTTGAACAAATGCATCTAAACATAATTTTGAGTATTACTGAAGTAAAGTATAAAAACGATATTGTAAAATTTTTAGACAAAGTATCTGATGAATTAGATTTAATAAATTTACAGTCATCAAAAGAAGAAATTATGTATGAATACAAAAAGACACTTGACTTAGCAAATTCTATAAAAATAGTTCAAGAAAGAAAAATGACTATAGAAAGAGCAGCTGAAGAAAACGCAAAAAGAGAATTACTTGCAAAACAACAACAAGAAAATGTAACTGAAGTAAAAAGAGTATTAACTCCACCAGTTAAAGAAGTAAAAGAAGAAATTTATCAACTTACATTTACAGTAAGGGGAACAAAAAATCAATTAGTTTTATTAAAGAATTTCTTAAATGATGGAGGATATGAATATGAATAATTCAAAAGAAAATCAAACTCCAAAATTTAGTGTTGCAATACAAACAAGTAAATATCAACAACTTATAAATAACACTCTTGGAGACTCAGAGAGAGCAAAAAGGTTTGTTGCTGCAGTTAGTAGTGCAGTAGCAATAAATGACAAATTAAAAGAATGTGATGCAGGTACAATTTTAAGTGGTGCGTTGCTCGGAGAAAGTTTAGATCTTAGTCCAAGTCCACAATTAGGACAATACTATTTAGTGCCTTTTGACAGTAAATCGAAAGGTAAAGTAGCAACATTTATTCTTGGTTATAAAGGCTATATTCAATTAGCAATAAGAACTGGTAAATATGAAAAAATAAATGTGCTTGAATTAAAAGAGGGAGAACTTATTAGCTATGATCCATTAAATGAAGAAATTGTTGTAAACATAATTCAAGATGATGAGATTAGAGAAAATACTCCAACAATCGGTTATTACGCAATGTTTAAAGAAATAACAGGATTCAAGAAGATTCTATATTGGAGCAAAAAGAAAATGATTGAACATGCAGACAAATATTCACCAGCATTTTCGAAAAGTGGATATGAGTTACTTTTAGCAGGAAAGATTCCTGAAAAAGAAAAATGGAAATATAGTTCTCATTGGTATCAAAATTTTGATGATATGGCAAAAAAAACAATGCTAAGACAATTGATTTCTAAATGGGGTATCATGAGTATTGAAATGCAACAAGCTTATGAAAATGATAATAAGACTATATTTGATGATGGACACTCAAGCTACTTAGATGATCCAATTCCAGAAACGGAGCCATCGTTAGAACCAAAGAAAATAGAAGCAAAAGAACCAAATATCATTGAAACAAAAGAACCAGAAACTAAAAAAAATAAGAAAAAAGTGGACACACCAGTAAGCGAAGTGAAAGAAGTTAGTTTAGATGAATTATAACATTATTGCTAGTGGCTCTACAGGAAATGCCACAATAGTTGAAAACTCCATTTTGATAGACTGTGGAGTACCATACAAAAAGTTAAAACCATTTGTGAAAGATTTAAATTTAATTTTATTAACACATATACATTCAGATCACTTAAATAAATCTACAATAAAAAAACTAGCTTTCGAAAGACCAACACTCCGTTTTGGATGTGGAAGTTGGCTTGTTCAAGAACTACTAAATTGTGGAGTAAAAATTGAAAATATTGATTTATATGAACCAAGTGAAATATATAAATATAACAATAATATAAAAATTCACATTGAATTAACTACTCATGACGTTCCCAACTGTTGCTATTTAATCGAAATTAATGATAAGAAGCTTTTTTATGCAACTGATACTTGTAGTTTAGATGGAATAGTAGCTAAAAACTATGATTTGTATTTAGTTGAGGCAAATTATCTTGATGATAATGAATTAGAAAATAGAATTAAGCAACATCAAGAAAAAGGAGAATTTTCATACGAATCTAGAGTAAAAAAAACACATCTTTCTCAAGTTAAAGCATGGGAATGGTTATTAGAAAATAAAAGTGATAGTTCAGTATATGTATTCATGCACGAACATGTAGAAAAGGAGAAGGAATAAATGATCGAAACAAGTTTGATGGTAAATGATTATCCTGAACCACCAGAAGAAAAAACAAAAAAAATCATATTTACATGTAATTGTGAAGTTGAAATAACTGTATATGCAGAAGATGAAGAAACAGCTGAAAAATATTGCAATATAACTGACTGCGATGATTATGAAGTAAAAGAAATAATAGATATAATCAACTGCAAAGTTGAAGATTAGAAAGAAGGAAGAATTATTATGAAATTTAAAAGAGGAGATAAAGTAAAAATTAAAAAAAATACAACATTAGAAGAAATTGCTAAAAATCATTTTAATGGTTGTCAAATAGATACTATGAAATTTTTATTAAATACGAGTTTTGATAGTTTTGAAGGAAATTTTATAGTAAAAAAAGTATTAACTGCTGATTGTGTAGAATTAAATAATAGTTTTTTAGTTAATGCAATTATATTAGATAAAATTAAAGGAATACTTGATGACAAAGAAAAAGAATATTTAAAAAAGGTTATAGAACCTTTTAGAAATAGAATAAAATATATAAATTTAGAAATTTCATTTGATGAGTATGGTGCTGTATACATTGTCGTTCATCTTGAAAATAATGACTCGATGATTTTGCCAAATTTCAAGAAGGGAACAATGTACAAAAATATGGAAGTCAATAAAGAATATTCTTTGGAGGAGTTAGGATTAAATGAATAAAGGTTTTACATTAATAGAATTATTAGCAACTATTATAATAATTTTAGGAATTTTAATAACAATAGCAAATATTTTTGGAGGAGTTTTAAGATAATGAAAAAAATAAGATTATTAATTTTAATAATAATACCAGTATTATTATTAACTGGTTGTGATAGTGCTTCAACTGTAAGCCACAACTTAAGTAGAGAAGCAGATGAATTTCATGTTAAAAGAAGAATTACATTTATTAATTTAAGAAGCAATGAATATTTATTTCAAGTGACAGGAAATTGCAGTGTAAAAGGTGGTAAATCTGATAGCAATAGTGAAGTTGAATTAGTTTGTAGAATTGGTGAAGATAAATATCAAAAACACTTTTTATATGTTGCGGACGAAACTACTTATGTAGTAGAACAATTAGAATATAATGCTGTATCAAGATATGATTATCAGTTTGTATTTAGACCTGAAGCTATTGTGCCAATTGAAATCAAAACGCAAGTAGGTGAAAAATAATGAATAAAGTTAATGCAATTGGCAGATTAACATCTGATCCAGAATTAAGATATAACTCTAGTGATATTGCTTATACAAGATTTATTTTAGCAGTAAATAGACCATTTACTAATGCGGATGGTGAAAGAGAAGCAGATTTTATCAGTTGTGTTGCATGGAGAAAAACTGCAGAAATAATTTGTGAACATTTTAAAAAAGGTAGTGAAGTTGGCTTGAGTGGTCGAATCCAAACAGGAAGCTATGAACGAACTGACGGAACTAAAGCTTATACAACTGACATTATCATTGAAGAGATAACTTTCGTAGGAAGTAAGAAAGATAGTAAACCAGAGCCTGAATATACAGGAAGGGTAGAAGAAACAAATCCTTTTGAGTCAAACGGAAGTGTTAAACGAGATGAAATAATTATATCTGATGATGATTTACCATTTTAATAAGGATATTTATGAAAGTACGAGGAAAAGTAGTAAATCTAGATTTAGATTATATAACTCATAGACCAAAACTAACTCTTGAAATAAAAGGTCAAGAGTTGGTTGGTTATGATGATATAAAAGATTTAGAAGATTTAGATATTACAATTGAAAAACATAAAAAAAGAAGATCATTAGATGCAAATAGCTATGCTTGGGAAATTATTGGAAAAATAGCTCTTAAGTTAAGCAGAGATAAAGAAGATATATATAGAACTATTGTAGAGTTCAAAGGGCCTTATGAAATATTACCAATAAAGAAACAGGCATTAGAAAGATTTATTGAAAGTTGGAGTCATAAAGGTTTAGGCTGGATAGCTAAAGATTTAAAAAATAGCAAATTAGAAGGATATACAAATGTGATTTGTTATTATGGTAGTTCAGTATACAATTCAAAAGAGATGTCAGTATTTATTGATGAAGTAATCGATAGGGCTAAAGAATTAGGAATAGATACAAGAACTCCAGAAGAAATTGCGAGGATGAAATCATTATGGATTTAAATAGTAATGTTGAATTTAGTAAAAACTGGTTAACTGAAGAATTAATAAAAACTGATTTTGAAGAGAAAAAAACACATCAAGTAAAAATGATAACTATGTCAAAAAAAGATTTGTTTAGATTAATAATTAAGTTCGTAAAATTGAACGAGAAGGGAGAATTATAGTGAACGGAATAGAAAGAATAAAAGTACTTGCTTCAGAAGTAAAAGATGAAGCAGTACTTGAAATAGTAAGATATTTAATCTCTAGAACTGATATGAATGATAAATATTTGAACGAAGAAAAAAGTTTAAAGCAAATGATAGATTTTATTTTAAAAGAAGCAAAGAAAAAATCAGAAAACAATATGGCAATGATAAAAGATGATGTTGTATTTGGATGGGCAATACATTATTGGGACGAAGATAATAAAGATTTAGATTTAAGTTCAAGTGACAATGTAAAAAATATAGAAAAGAAAGAAAAAGTTGTTCAAGAAAAAACAAACAAAGTAGTAAAAAAAGATTGGACTGCTGAAGGACAACTAACATTGTTTTAATGTACATCAAGAAAAAAGTTAGAGAACAAATAGACGTAATTAATAATTATGTTGACAACTGTGTAGATTCTAAAGAGTTTAAAGTATTTGTAGAAAATCAAAAAAAGTATATTTGTATTAAAAATAAAAACAATTGTTATTGTTCCAATTGTAAACATGAATTTGAGACTGTATGTAAAGTTAATGATTATATACAATGTCCAAATTGTAAGAAGAAATTATTAGTCAAAAGAACGACTAATTATATAGATAAAGATTATTTTATGTATTTAATAAATTTTAATGATAAATACATAGTAAGAAATTATGAAATTGTAAGTACATATTCAAATTCAACAAAATCAATGAAATTTATAATTACTGAATATGCTAGACAATTACTTGAAAAAGATGGAACTTTAAATTTAAAGATAATGATAAATAACATGAGAAGGAATACTAGTGGCTACTGGTATATTAATTATTGGGAAAAAACCTCATATTGGAAACCTGAATATTACATTATGTTATACGGCAAGTGCTTTGTAGATAAAAATACATTAAAAGCTAAATATTATGATCCAAAAAAAATTTTTGATAATGCTGAAATAAATGTTTGTGATATTTTAGAAGGTATTAATAAAGATAATTATACTTTGGAAATATTAACTAAAGCAAAGTTATATAATTTGGCGGCATACTATTATGAGTTTAAAAAAGGAAAATTTGAAGATGTTTTTAGACTTGATAAAAGTTATTTGAATTTTATGATTGAGAATAACATCACATATGATGAACTGCGAGTTTTACAAAAAATAAAAATAAAAGATTATGAACTTGTTAAATATTTTTGTAATGTTTATCGATTAGATGAGTTATTAAAGTATTGTAAGCCATATGACTTAATGAAATATCATATTAAAAATAAAGGTATATATATGTACCTAGATTATATATCAATGGCCAAACAACAAAAAATGGATTTAAAAGACAAATCAATATTATATCCAAAAAATTTAAAAGAAAAACATGATGAATTACAACATCAAATTCAAGTAAGAAAAGATAAAGTTATAACTAAACAAATAAAAAAGAGATATGAAAAAATTAAGACAAATGAATTTCAAAATAAACAATATATTATATATCCTGTGAAATCAGTTGAAGAGTTAGTTGAAGAATCTAGTCAACAAAATAATTGTGTTAAAACTTATGCTGAAAGAGTGGCTAAAGGTCAATGTGATATTTATTTTATGAGATTGATAAAAGATATAAATCACTCTTTAGTAACTGTTGAGGTTAGAAAAAATAAAGTAGTTCAAAAGAGAACCAAAAACAATGCAGCTACAACAAATAGTCAAAATATATTTTTAAAAAAATGGGAAAGCCAAATTCTGAACAAAAAGGTATAGTGAGGGAAATATGAAAGAAAGATGGATTGCGATAGTGTTTATAGCAATATTATTAATAATTTTAACAATAGCAGATGAGGTGAGTTAATATGGATCAATTAGAACAACAATGTAAAAAGCAAAAAGAAACTATTGATAAAGCAATAGAATATATAGAAAAATGTTTAAAACAAACGCCAACTGAAAATAGAGAAAAAGCTGATGATAGATTAGATATTGAATATAAGTATATCTTAGATATATAAAAGAAGGAGAAATAAGAATTATGGATTTTAAAAATGAAAGATTAATGATGTCTGAAGAAGAAGCAAGAAATAGAGCAAAAGAATTGCTTAATGAAAATCAAGTAGATTTAATAACAAAATATATGTTTTTAGAACAACAAGTAAAAAAGCAAAAAGAAGTAATTAATAAAGTTAACAAATATCTAAATGAATATGATGTATTTAAAGTATTTAGTTTTCCATTAATGAAAAGATGGGAGGAAGAACAAATAAAATCAAGTATAGACTATGAATTTAAAACATCTTTAGTAAAAGACTTAAAAGATATATTAAAAGAGGTATCAAATGACTAAAGAGTTAGTATTAAAAAATAAATATAAAGTAATTTATATGCCAAAAACAAAAGCAAAAGCATTTGAAAATATAAAAAATGGAGATGTTATAGAAATAACACTGCCGTTAACTCATAAAAGAAGTGGAGATAACAATTCATTAATTGCTTATTATCCCATTATAAACGGCAACGAAACAGTAGGAATACCAACAATAAAAAAATTAATAGAAAAAGGTATGATTTTAGAAGAAATAGAACAAGGAAGTGATGACAATAATGGAACTAATTAATTGTATATCAATAATCACAGCATGTGTTTTTAGTATATCTATGGTGATAGAAAATCATAAAATAAAGAACAACATAATTGAATTACAGTGTGAAAACAAACAATTAAAAGCCAACTGGAATAAAGTAAAAAATATTATAGAAGATGAAAGAATGAGCCATTGGGCTCCAGGACCATTATTTTTAACTGAATTATTAATTAGCATGGAAAAAATAGAAAAAGGTGAGAGTAATGATTAAATTTTATTTAATTTCAGTAATGATATATTTTACTATTTACATAATAAGTGGAATATTAATGAGAAAACGATTTATAAAAGCTAGGAACAGACTAAGAAAAGCAACAAATACAAATTCTAAAATTTATGGAGTTATAAGGACAACGATAGATTACTTATTAATATCTTTTATACCTTTTGTAAGATTAATTACATTAATCCTAAAATATTACCTTATAGCTAACACAGATGATTTTATTAAAATGATGAAAGAAAAAGGTGATAGTAATGAATAAAGAATTAGAAAATACAATAAAAAGATTAGAAGAAGAAGTAAACAAACAAGCAGAAATAATACAATGGTATGAGAAAGAAAATAGGCATAATCAAGAAATTATTATAGATTTATCAAAAAGAATAGACAAAACTACACAAGCAATAGATGAATTACTTTCTTATGATGATTTTAAAGATATTACAAATGCAAGTTTTGGTAACATTAAAGAAGAATTAAAATTTTATTTATCAAATTACAAAACTCTTGAAGAATTTAGAAAAGCCGATTTAGTAGAGAAAGTAGAGTGTGATGAGTAAATGAACAAATTTGATAACTTTAAATTAAAAAATGCGAAATATCTTGAGAAATTAGGATTTGAATATTATGAAGATGATGGTTTTAGTGAATTTTTAAAAGCAGAAAACGTGCCTAATAAATTAAATACTGAATATATAAAATTTAAAAAAATATCATTTTATAGATTAGAACGAGAAATTAATATCAGTTCATATAAAAAAAGTGCAGATTGTACAGAATTATTAGAAAAAGAACATAATATAGATTTTGTTTCGCTTAATTCTGAAGAAATAAAAGCATTATTTAAAATACTTGATGAATTGGGGTGGAATAAATGCTAACATTACCAATAAAAAAGAAATGGTTTGACATGATAAAATCAGGTGAAAAGAAAGAAGAATATAGAGAGATTAAACCTTATTATGCTAGTAGATTTTATAGAAATTATATTGTTAGTGGCGTAGGTTTAGAATATATGCTTAATAATAACCCTGAAGTTTATGAAGACATTATATTTAGAAATGGTTATAGAAAAGATAGTCCCAAAATCAAGTGTTATTGTTATATATCAAAAGGGTTTGGTAAATCTGAATGGGGAGCGGAACCTAACAAAAAATATTATGTATTAAAAATATTAAGTGTAGAGGAAGTGAATTAAATGAAATTAAGAGTTGGAATGTATGTCAGGACTAAACACGGCATAAGAAAAATAACAGAAATAGATGAAGATAAAAATTATTACATAGATGAAACTTACATAAATGATTTTGTGCAAGAAATAAATTGCATTAATGATAATTGTATTATTGGAAAGCCTAGTTTCAATATTACTGATTTAATAAAATCAAAAGATATTATCTTGGGCAAGGATGGTAGATTGTATCAATGTTGGAAAAGATACAAAGATTATGTGTTTACTTATTCAAAAAATAAACAAGGGCAAACTATCACATTAGTTGATTATCAAATAGATAAAATATTAACAAAAGAAGAATTTGAACAAATGAGTTATAACGTGGGTGATTAAATGAGTAAAATGTTAGCGAAAATGAACTTAATATCAGCAGTTCAACAATTACCTGAAGAAGATATAAAAACTATACAAGGCTATATTGAAATGATAGAAAAAGAAAATCAAAAATTAAAAGAAAAAGTAGATAAATATGAAAATCCAGAAGATATGACTTTAATGATGATGTGGTGTACTGAAAAAGTTAAAGATGAAAATAAGGAATTAAAGAAACAACTTGAAGATTATATAAAATCAAATATGAAACTTAAAGAAGAATTATCTAATAAAAGAAAAGAATATCAAGACACTTATAAAGATGTTCGTATAGAAATTAAAGAATATAAAACTCAACAAAAAGAGTTTATAAAATATTTAGAAGATGAAAGTAAAGAAATATATAGGGATGGTGTTTTAAGACAGAACATCTTTAGACAAATTTTACAAAAATATAAAGAAATAATAGAAAAAGGTGATGTAAGATAAAAGTGATAAAATCGGACAGACAAAAAGAATTAGTTGATAAAATTTTAGAAGTAATAGCTAATTTAAATGAGATAGATAAAATGATAGAATCACAGCCAACATCATTACAAAAAGTCGATTTAGAACTTAGTGATCTATTACACTTAATTGAATCTGGAAAAGTGCCAAGTAGTGCTTCAGATAGAGTAATAAAGAAATTGGAAGAATTAAGACTTGAAAGAAGAGCATTAAAGAATGAACACGAAATTGAATTAACTTATTTGACGCACAAATCGAAACTCACAGGTAAAGATACAAGACAATTTTTAGCTAATGAAATACATAAAACTGAACATAGATTAAATTGTGCGTATAAGTATAGAATACTAAGTGAGGAAGAAATAAGTGAACTTATTAAAGAGAAGAAAAAACCAGGAAGGCCAAAAAAAATTGAGAAAGTTGAGGTTGCAGTAAATGAGTGAAGCAATAACAATGGAAAAATATAAAATTGATAGTAATATGGATTTAGTTACAGCTTGGGATAAATTAAATAAAATAAATAATTCAATAGAATTATATGAAACTTTAATAGCTACTAGATTAGATGTTAAAGCAAATAAATTAAAAGAGATACTTGTATCTTGTACAATATCTGATAATGATAAATTAATTAATCTTTTATTAAATAAAGATGAAGATGCTCAAGTGTTAAAACGCAAATATTGTGAAAAAAAAGCATATGAAATATTTATATTAAATGAATTTGATTTGTATAGGCGTTCTGAGGCAAGTGTTTGTGTTGCTTTTTTAAGAGAATATGCCCTAAAACCTGACAAATCAAAATATTCGTGGGATGAAATAGCGGAAGAAATGCATTGTAGTATATCTCAATGCAGAAGATATTATGATGAATATAAAGGAGTTGCTCCCAGTGACAATTCATGGTCCGCGAATGAATGTCAAGTCAATATGAGCAAAATTGAGAAATAGAAATTATAATATGAGCGAAAATGAACGATTAATTTTTACGAATGAACAAAAATGAACGAAAACTTTATGTTAAAATAGTATTATGGAAGAATAGAAGATATTACTCCATATTATAGTAATGCTACTTTATAGGTAGCATATTGAGTAAATAAAGAGAGAATGTTAGAGATAACGTGTCTAACTGGTAGAACCTATTATTGCTATATCTATGGTACCTGATAGTGATATAGAATAATGGGAATGGAAGCGAAATTTTATTTACTTGATATGGTGCTTATAAAATGCACTATGCCGAATTAATTGTACAAAACACGATCTTTAACAGGTAGTGTCTAGTGATATAAAATAATCGTCCTAGTTAAGTAAGTAGTTGAAAGTGGGCAAGTTTAAAAGGTATACATTTTATTCAACAATACTGACAGCGAAATGGTCAGAGGCGGTCTTAGACTTCCTAAATATGCTTGACTTATATCATTAGACAGTATCTATTAAAGATACAAAGAAATACGAGGATGACTACTCGGAATTGATCAGATGTTATCTTTTCAATTTATTGTGTCAAGTATAGCAACCGTATAGGTTGTTTTTTTGTTTTGGAGGAAAAAGGGATGAAAGGAAAAAATAAACTAGAATACAATTTATGTTTTAAATATTCATTGTGTAAAAATTGCCCAAGAAATAAAAAATGCACAGAAGAATTAAAAAGAGAAAAATCAGTTCCTTCAAAAGAAAGAGAAAAGATATATATAGATTTATCTAATTTTTTTAAAACATAGCGGAATAGTGTAATGACAACATAACTGTTTCAGTAGCAGTTGATTCAAGTTTGATTCTTGATTCCGCAACCAATTAAATTATGGAAAGGAAAATAATATGAAGAAGGTAAGAGTATTGATTCATAACTTTGAAGATAAAGAAAATAAAAATTTAGGTTTGCTTCAACCAGGATATGAATATGAAGTAACAGATGAAAGAGCGAAAGTGTTAGTTAATAAGAAAATAGTTGAAGTAATTAAAGGCAAGTCAGAAAATAAGGAAAACAAAGAGGAAGAATAGACATGGCTAAGAGTAAAGTTGAGTATTGGCTAACCGATGAAGGCTTGACTTTACTTAAAGGTTGGGCTAAAGATGGTTTAACTGATGAACAAATAGCAAATAATTGTGGTATAAAGAGGCAAACATTATACGAATGGAAGAAAAAGTATAGTGACATAAATGACACCTTAAAAAAGAATAAAGAAATTGCGGACTATGAAGTTGAAAGCGCATTGTTTAAAAAAGCTTTAGGCTATAACGCTCCAGTTTTAAAACATATGAAGGTTAAAAGAGTCGAATACAATGATGAGGGATATAAATCTAGTGAATATGAAGAGATTGTTGAAGTATATGATGAGGTTCATATACCGCCAGATCCGACAGCGCAAATTTTTTGGTTGAAGAATAGGAAACCAGATCAATGGAGAGAAAAACAACGAGAACTTCAAAACGGTGATAATAATGAACAACCTGATAGTGTTATTCTTGTTGATGATTTAAAAGACTATGAAAATAATAAAAATTAGTGATTTGATAATTCCAAAGTTTTATCAAATATTTCATGACACGAAACATATTCATCATATTGTAACGAGCGGCCGTGCTGGAACAAAATCTAGTTATATGGGAATAAAAGCTATAAGAACAATAATAGATAAAACTCCTGGTTCGGTGGTAGTACTTCGTAAGTTCCATAATAAATTAAAAAAGACTGTGTTTAAAGAGTGTTTAAGAGCAATTGGAAGGTTAGGTTATAAAAAAAGTGATTTTAAAATAACTGTTAGTCCTATGCAAATAACTCATTTAAAGACTGGAAACACAATTTACTTTACTGGTAATGATTCTATAGATGACACAAAAGGTATGATAGATGAAGATAGACCTATCGTTTTAGTATTAATTGATGAGTTAACAGAATTTTTTGATAAAGGTGAAGGAGAAGATGAATTACAAAATATTGAAGCAACCTTTATTCGTGGAAATGATAACGACTTTGTTATAGAGTATTATTTTAATCCTCCAAAAAATCCTAGAGCTCCTATTATGGAGTGGTGTGAAAAAATGGAAATGCGTTCTGATACACTTCATGTTCATGTTGACTATAGAGATGTTCCAATAAATTGGCTTGGTAAAAAATTAATAGAAGCTGCAGAAATATTAAAGTCTATTGATGAGAAAATGTACAACTGGCTTTGGTTAGGATTATGTACAGGTATAGATGAACTAATTTATTACATGTTTAAAGAGGAAGTTCATGTAAAAGAATGTGACAAAGACAATTATAAAGATATGAAATATTGTTACATTAGTATTGACTATGGACAAATGAATGCAACAACTTATGAAGCTTTTGGAATAGATTATAAATGTAGTTGTGTTCGTGGTATAGATGAATACTATTATTCTGGTAGAGAAACAGGTAAGCAAAAGTCTCCAAGTGATTATGCATTAGACTTTAAAAATTTTGTAGAGCAAATAGAAAAAGAAACGAATCTTGAAGTAAGATTCGTTTTTATAGATCCTTCAGCAAAGGGCTTAGCTGAAGAAATAAAAAAGCAATGTCCATATGTATCAATAAAAGATGCCAAAAACGATGTTGCTTTAGGAATAAGTAGAGTCCAAAAAGTTTTATCATTATGTTCATTATTTATTTCTCCTAAACAAAAGAATTTGATTAAAGAAATGTATTTATATGAATATGACAAAGATTTGTTAGATAAAGGTAAAGAAGTACCTATAAAACAAAATGACCATTGTATGGATGCATTAAGATACTTAATAATGGGAATTTGGAAATTCATTAAACAAATATTACCAATACTTAGAGATTTAGAAAAGGGTGAAGATGATAATGATTAGTAATTTAATAAATAGTTTTAAAAGGTGGTGGCATAAAATGTTTGATTATAATAAAATAGCAAAAGACTTTGAATTAGATATTCAAACGAGTCAAGATATTTTAAATTCAATTGATCTTTGGAGTAAAATATACAATAAATCAGAACCATGGATTGATGAGAACACTAAATCTTTACATGTTGCAAGAACAATGTGTGAAAAGGTTGCTAAAGCAGTTACTATTGAATTTAAGAGTACCTGTTCAGATAAGTATATTGATAAGGTTTATCAAAGATTTTTAAAGAAAAAGAGAAAATTTGTTGAACAGCTTCTTGGAAAATCATCAATATTCTTTAGACCTTATTTTGATGGCAAAAACATAAAGATAAATATAATTCAAGCAGATAAATTTATTCCTGTTGGATTTGATGATGATGGTAATCTAATAAGCTATATATTAATAGACCAATTGACGCAAAACAACAAAATATATACTAGACTTGAATATAACGAATACAAAAATAATTCTTTGACAATCAAAAATATTTGTTATGTAGGACAGTCAAATGGAGTTATTCTATCAAAAAAAATAGAATTATCTGAAGTTGATAAATGGAAAGATATTGAGCCTACGCAAAGTATAGAAGGAATTGATAGATTAATAGGTGGTTTTGTAACAATGCCAACATCTAATGATTTAGATAATGATAGTCCAATAGGACAACCTATATATCACAATGCTTTAGGAATTTTGGAAGAAATCGATCATCAGTATTCAAGAATAATTCACGAATATGAGGGAACAGAACTTGCTGTTGATGTTGATGAAAGTATTTTAAAAATTGAAAAAGGAAAATATAAATTACCGGTAGGAAAAGAACGATACTTTAGGAAATGGGATTTTGATGAGACTAAAGAAAAAAGTTTTAATATTTTCAGTCCTGAAATAAGAGATAATCCGTTGTTTAATGGGTTAAATGAATATTTGATACAAGTTGAAAGTGCTTGTCATTTATCTCATGGAACTTTAGCTAAACCGGAGGCAATAGAAAAGACTGCTCAAGAAATAAAAGCATCAAAACAAGATTATTATGTTACTGTTTCAGATATTCAAGCTGTTTTACAAGATGCCTTTGAGGACTTACTTTATGGAATTTATGTATTATGTAAGTTATATAGGCTTCCAGTAGCAACAAATTATTTAACAGAATACGAATGGGATGATTCGATTTTAGTTGATAAGGATACTGCTAGAAATCAATCTTTGGTTGAAAGAAATGCGGATATAATAAGTGATGTTCAGTACATTATGGATACGAGAAATATGAAAGAAGCTGAAGCAATAGAGTTTGTAAAAAGACAAAAAAAATATAGTAAATTAACGGAAGAATCAGCCAAAGCAAATGGTTCAGATGAAGAATAATGAATAAAAAGCAATTTTATGATTTATTAAAACCATTAATTGAAATTTACGATTCTATTGAAAAAGAACTAATATTGGATATTTTAGAAAGAATAGACAATTATGATGGAATAAAGGGTACTCTTAAATGGTATTTAGATAAGCTTATTGAATTAAAAGCTATAGACAAAGATGCAACATTCATTTTTAAAGAAAATAAAGCAGAAATAAAAGAGGCACTAAAGAATATTTTAAAAGAATCTAGCAAAAAGTCTATTAGTATTGATACTTTAGAAAGTTATAACAAACATTTTAATAAGAATGTGTCCTTATCTGATATATACGATAGCGAATCAGCAACTAATCTTATAAAAGAAGCATTTAAAAGTACAGAGAATATATGTAATTTAATAAATACTAAAGCCATAGAATCAACAAAAAAGGTTTATCAAACAATTCTAAATACAGCATATATAGAAACTTCTACTGGTGTATATACTTATGATCAGTCAATAAAAAAAGCTATTGATAAAATGGGAAAAGAAGGTATATTACTAGCAAATTACGATAGTGGAAGAAGTATAAGTATTGAATCTGCTGTACGAAGAGATATAGTTACAAGAGTAAATCAATTGATAGGTGATATTGAGTTAACAACAGCAACTGAAACAATGAATACTAATTTTGTTTATGTAGATCAACATATTGGAGCTAGAACAAGAACCAAATATACTAAAGCTGATTATGAAGCACATGATGAGTGGCAAGGCAAAGTATATATGATAAAAGGATCAAATGATAAATATGATAATTTTTATGAGAAAACTGGTTATGGCAAAATGCTAGGATTAAAAGGAATAAATTGTTATCACAACTTTAGACCTTATTTTGAGTGGGAAAGTATTCCAAAACCTATTGACATTGAAGAAAGTAGAAAAGAAAGGGAATTACTTGATACTCAAAGAGAGTTTGAAAGAAATATTAGATCTTTAAAAAGACAAAAAATTGTTGATAAAAAGATGGGATATGATGAAGCTTACAAAAAAACATGTAGTAAATTATTAAAAGTTAATAATGAATACAATGCTTGGTTGAATGAAAATGACAAGATGAGGAATACTAATAGGGAATATGTAAGCAAAAATATGAACATATTTAAAAATAGCCAATATAAAAAAGAAATTAACAAAATGGTAGTTGGACAATTTGATATTTCAAAGTATACTGATAGAATTAAAACTACAACTAATGATGTAATATTAACTCCGGAGAGAAAACAACATATAATTGATAGACACATAGAAGTTACAAATTACTTAAATAAAATAGAGGATATTTTAAATAATCCAGATGCTATATACAAACAAATATCAAAAGAAGATACTATATGGCTAGTCAAAACTTTTGATAAAAATGTTAAAATAACAATCAAATTGAACACAATAAATAATGTCATTGAAAAAGATTACAAAAATTCAATAATTAATATGCAAATTATGAATGAAAAGAAAATAAATAAGTATTTAGAACAAGAAAAAATATTGGAATTGTTTGATAAAAATAATAAAAAATGATAAAATATATATGAGGAGAGGTGGAAAATTCGATGCGGCCATACACCTTAAAGGTTATAAAGAGATGAAGGAGAGTGCATCGCCTTCCTCCTCAATTAAATTGTTATAAAAGGAACATAAAAATTATGTTCTTTTTTATATATAAAAAGAGGTAGAAAATACTTATGGACTAGAAAATAGTCTTTTATCGTAAGGACATAGAGAGATATATTAAGTGTAAGACTTAACCTTACGGGCATTAGTCGATAGAAATATCGACTTTTTTCGTGTGGTATAGCAACGGTAGGACTAACAATATCTAAAAATCTAGGAGGACACGACCTCTGGAAAAAGTGGAAGGAGAAGAAGATATGAAAGAGTTTTTAGAGAGTTTAGAAATTGGAGAAGGAAAGGAAAAATTATCACAAGAAATGATTAAAAGCATACTTGCGAAGAATGGTGAAATTGTAAAAGTTGAAAACAAAAAAGTAGAAGATGCAAAAAATGAAGAAATAAAAAATTATAAAACTACTATTGATAGTTTAAATGAGCAATTAAAAAACATTCCTGATTCAAAAGAATTAGACACACTAAAACAAGAAGTAGCAGACTTTAAAGAAAAGGAAGCTAAAAGAATTGCTGCTGAAAAAGAAGCAAAAGAAAAAAGCATTAGAGATGAAAGAGTTGATGCTTTTTTTAAGGACATTAAATTTGCGAGTGAAAGTGCAAAAGCTGGAGTAATCTCACAATTTAATGCAAAAGACTTTAAGTATGATGAAGAAACCGGAAAATTTTTAGGTGGTTCAGAATGGCTTAAAGATTTACAAGAAAAGGACAGTGGAGCATTCCTTAGTGATGTTGCAAATCCAAAGTTTACAACAAACCCAACAGCTCCAAATAAAACTGGTGCTATGGATGATATTTTACATGCTATGGGACTAGATGAAGAAAAAAAATAGAAAAAAGAAAGAGGTATTAAAAAATGAATAGTATTGAATTATTTAAACAAAATGCGCCTGAACTTTTAGATAAAGTTTACAAAGGTGCAAGTACAACATCAGACTTTGACATTGATGGAGCTTTAGTTAAAGCTGGTGCTAATGCAAATGAAATTATAGTTCCAAAATTAGAAATGGATGGATTAGGAGACTATGATCGTAATAGTGGATATTTAGATGGCGATGTTACGCTAACTAATGAAACTGTTAAATATAATTATGAGCGTGGTAGAAAATTAAAAACTGACACAATTGATAATGAAGAAACTGGTGGAGTTATCATGGCAAACTTGTCAAGTGAATTTTTAAGAACTAAGGTAATTCCAGAAGTGGATGCAGTCAGATATGCAACTTATGCATCATTAGATGACATTACAGATGTTGCTGAGGATGGTATAGAATATAAAACAGGTGAAGACGTTTTAAAAGCATTAGAAGATACTATGACTAGATTAGATAATGATGAAGTACCAGAAGAAGGAAGATATTTAAGAATTAGTCCAACTTTATTATCAATGGCAGAATTTGTTTCTAGAACAACAAATAATGATATATTAAAGAGATTTGCTCAAGTTAAAAAAGTTCCACAAAATAGATTTTTAACAAAAATTGAGTTAAGAAGTGGTAAAGATGCAGATGGTGAAAGAATTGGTGGATATAAGAAGGTTGAGGATACTTTTGAATTAACGACTGATTCAACAATTACTGCAGGAAAAACTTACTATATTAAGTCAGGAAATACTTATACAAAAGTAGTAGAACCTAATGTTTCTAATATAAGTACATATTATGAAATGACTAAAGCTGGCAGTAGAGATATTAACTTTATGATTATTCATAAACCTGCAATGTTGCAATATACAAAACATGCAAAAATGAAAATCTTTACTCCTGATTCTGATGATTCTGGAGATTTCTATAGAATGCTTTATAGAATTTATGGATTAAATGATGCTTATGAAAATAAAAGAGCAGGTATAGCTGTTTCTCATAAATAGAAAAGAGGTAAAGTATGGGAAAAATTATTGGTGACAAGAAAAAAGTAGTAGTTTCTTTTACACAAGAAGAGTTAAATGAAATCACATCTAATTTGAATAAAAAAATTGCTGAATTGACTGAAGAAAATGTTAGATTAAGCGAAGAAAAAGATTGTTTTCAAGAAACTGTAGAAAATTTGAATAAAAAAATTGCTGAATTGACTGAAGAAGCAGATAAAAAAGCAAAAAAAGATAGTAAAAAAGAAAATGAATAGGAGTGATGGGTATGCTAACAAAATTAGTAGATTATGAATATTATTCAAAAATTTATGAAGGTTCTAGCATACCTGAATCTTCATTTTCAAGATATGCTATAATGGCAAGTTCATATGTTAATAAAAATACATATAATCGTATAAACGAAAATAATATAGATAATTTTATTAAATATTGTACTTGTGAAATAGCTGAATTACTTTATTCTCAAGACAAGAAAAAATCAAAAATAGAAGAAGAACAAATTGTAGCAAGTGAAACTGTTGGGTCTCATTCTAAAAGTTATGTTAATGTAGCTAATATAATAGAAAAAGATTTGTTAACAGAAGAAGAATTAACAAAAAAAATCTATAAAATATGTTACAGATATATGGCTACAAGTGGATTAATGTATAGAGGTATGTAATGTTTCCACATACTATTACAGTAGTTAATATTTACGATGATAAGGATGTATTGATATTCAATAATTGCATCGTAAGTGATGTCTTTTTTTATGATAAAAAAATAATATCTCAAGAGAGTAAAGGAGAAAACTATTCAAATACTTATAATTGTGTTTTTTCTAATGAATCTTTAAAAAAATATAAAAAGCCTAAAGAATATAAAGCAGAAAATGATACTTTTACTTTAGTAGAAAATCAAACTATTATCATTAAAGGAATTGAAGAAATAAATAGTCTTACAGATTTGGAAAACATAGATAAATGGTTTTATGTAAAAACTATATCTGATGATTCAGATTATGGTGAATTATCTTTGAGAAATATAGAGGTAACAAATTGAATATAAAAGCATCATATCATATGCCTAAAATCACTGAGTTGATGAAGGAATGTGAACTTAATGAAGAAGGCAAAGTACAAAAATATATAGATAATTTTATATTGTTCAAAAGTGAACCGTATCTACCAGGTAGACATATACATGCTGCAGGAATAGCTAATACTAAAATTGGTAAAGGAGAAGTTGTTTGGGATTCTCCTGATGCTAGATTTTTATATGAAGGCAAATTGATGGTAGATCCAGAAACTTTAAGTCCATATGCTCGTAAGGGTGTACAAAAAATTATGGATCCAGAAAATAGAGATTTGGAATATCATGGTGGAGGATTAAGAGGTAAGGAATGGTTCGACCGAATGATAAATAGTGAACAAGATGAACTAATTAAAGGTTGTCAAAAGATTATTGATGGAGGTTAATATATGAAGTTACAAGAAGATAGTGCAATTATAGATATATTGAAGGAATATATAGAAAAAGAATGTCCATATATAGAAAATTTGAGAGTAGATTACTTAGGCGAAAATAAAAGCTGGTCTCTAGAGCAAGGAGCAACACCTAAGATTTTGAAAACATCAGTTTTAGGAAACCGCGAGATGCAAATCTCATTTACACTAGCTACAAGGATACCAATTAATTCATTAACAGATGAATATCAAAGAAAAATTTTAAAAACATTTGATGATATATCTGAATGGATGTATAACGAATCGAAAAAAGGATTAAATGTAGTTTTAAATGAAAACGAAGAACCAAAGAGTATTGAAGCTGTTACTAGTGCTTACTTATTTTCTGTGAATAAGGACAGAACATTTGCTAGATATGAAATGCCTGGCAAATTTATATATAAAAAAATAAAAAAACGAGGAGAGTGAAAAAATGAAATTTGATGGAAATGGTAAATTTCAAAGAGAAGATTCAGTATTATTTATGAACTTAAATATTAAATCAGCAACAGCTGATGGAATTGTTTTTGATAATGAAAACCCAACATGGACTCCAATTGGAGAAGATAATGATGAAATTACAAGAGAACATAATAATGAAACTGAATCAAAGAAAAATGTTTTAGGTAAAACAACTATTAATTCTACTGCTGGAGCAGAAACTACAGAGATAGATCCAATTGCAATTAGAGGAAATGATGCTTTATCCTATGTATTATATATAATTCATAAATATAGTCTTGTTGGAGATAAAACAGCTATTCCATGTATGGAAGTTTCGTATTTCGATAAACAAACTGATGGAACATATGGAGCATTTACTGAAACTGCAGTAATTGATGAAAAATCCTTTGGTGGTGGAACTTCAGAAATAGATGCACCAGTAACATTAAACTGGAAAGGTGATAAAGTACATGGTACTTATAATCTTTCAACAAATACATTTACAAAAACAACTTCTGAATAAATAAAACTAAGGGTGTAAGATGTATATCTACACCCTTTATTTTTTTATAAAAATAGAAAAGAGGATACTTATGATAAAAATAAAAGACAATTTGATAAGAGAAGATATTGTAAACGAAGATGGAGTTAAAATAGGAGAAATCAAATTTAATCCAAACGATTCAACAATAATGAAAAGTTTAGCAGAAATTTTATCCGAACTTCAACTATCTATTAATGAATTAGATGAATTTAATGATATTGATGTAACTAGACTTTCTAATAATTCCACAGTGGAAGAATTTGAGGCTGCCGGAAAAGAAATAGAAAAATTAAATTCGGTATTTAAAATAGAGTACGAGGTAGTTGAATCGTGCATTACTAAACTAGAGAACATTTTTGGAAAAGAAACCATAGAATGTTTTACACAAGGAACTAAAGATATTGAATCATTAATGCCTTTGCTTGAATATGTTATTCCATTTGTTCAAAAAAATAGAAATGCAAAAGTAAATAAATATCTTGAGTCTACTAATTCAGATGTGATGGAATAATGAATATATTAATAGATAAACTTCCTACAAAAATAAAAGTAAACGAGAATATTTATAATATTAATTATGATTATAAGACAATTATAAAAATATTAATGGCATTTGAAGATAATGAACTAACTCATAATGAACAGTTGCACATATTGATTACTAATCTATATAAAGAACAACCTTTAAAGGAAGATATGCTAGAAGCAATAAGAAAAGGAATTAAATTTATAGATGGTGGCACAGAAGATGAAGAAGAAGCAACAAAAAAAAGAGTCTATTCTTTTAAAAAAGATGGAAATTATATCTTTAGTGGTATCAATCAAACTCATCATATAGATTTATCCGATAAAGTAAATTTGCATTGGTGGGTATTTCTTTCTCTTTTTATGGATATGTCATCTGATTGCACTTTTGGGGAATTAGTTTATTACAGAAAAAGAAAAAACGAAGGTAAATTAACTAAAGAAGAAAAAGCAAATTACAATAAAATAAAGAAATTAGTTGAATTAGATGAATCAAATGCAAAAGTATCTAATGAAAAAAGTGAGTTCCTAAATACTTGGAAAAAATTAAATAAGAAATAGAGGTGATTTACTGGCAAGTGAACACGCAGTAGTTGTTAATACTAAAATGAACTATAATCAAATAAAAAAAGATTTTCAAAAAATGACAGATGAAACTCAAAAATTAGTTGATAAATATAATAAAAGTGTTCAAAGTATTAAGAATCAAGAAAATGCAATATCAAAAGTAAAAAGCAAATTGGAAGCGATAAAAAATGGTAGTGTTGTTCCATCAAGTTTAAAAGAGCTTGATACTCAACTAAAACAAAATGAAAAAGAACTTGATAAAGTTTTAAATAAGATTAAAGAAATTCAAAGCCATAAGTTTATTACAACAGCTGATGATAAAGAGTTAGCAAATCTTAATCAAGCAAAAATTGATTTAACTCAAATAAATAGTGAAATAAAAACTGAGATGAAAACTACAAGAGAATCTAGCAATGAAGTAGAAGATTTGAATTTTAAATTAGAAGAGTTAAATAGTAAATTGCAAAACAATAAAGAAAATGCGGCTAAACTAAAAGAAGAAATTACTAATTCAATGAATCATAAATCTGTTAATATTTTCGGAAATCAGATATCTAAAGTCGGAGATAAAATAGATAGATTTAAAAGTAGGATGACAAGACTTATAGGAGGAGTTGCTATCTTTAATATGTTAAGAAATTCATTAACTTCATTGAGAAATGGTTTTGTTAGTATATTAAAGTCAAACAATGAGTTTTCTTCTTCTTTAAATCAAATTAAAGCAAACTTAATGACTGCATTTGCACCAATTTATAATGCTTGTTTACCAGCAATTAATGTTCTTATGAACGCATTAAGTAAAATTACTGGAACAATAGCAATGTTTGTAGCGAATCTATTTGGAACAAGTTTAAAAGATGCTACAAAAGATGCAAAAAAATTGAGTGGAGCATTAAACAAAACTGCTTCAAGTGCAAAAAAAGCAAGTGGGTCTCTAAGCTCAATTGATACATTAGAAGTTATTTCTTCACCATCTTCTTCCAACAGTGCTTCATCAGCGAAAAGTGGCTCGACAATAGATTATTCAGGTGAAATTACATATAGCGAGAAATTGCTTAACATAATGAATAGAATAAAAGACTTTGTTGTAGATAGTTATGAGTACGCAAAAAAACATAAAGCTTTAGTAGCAGGGATAGCAATATTGATGGGAACAATTTTTGCAGTAGCTAAAATAAGTCATTTTGTAGAATCATTTAAACCCATTACAGGAATATTAAAAACTATATCAAAGTTATTTATCACTGTAGGTGAGAATGGGACTAAAAGTTTTAATAAGGTAGGAACAGGTTCCACAATTGCCGTAGCTGGGTTACTATTAATGGTTGGAAGTATATCTAAATTAGTAACTAATTGGGATGATTTAGATGCTAAACAAAAAATTATTAAAGTTGGAATGGCTGCATTGGGAGCAGCAGCAATAGCTCTTGGATATGCAATAGCAACTGGAATTTCTGCAGCAACGCTAGGAATAGGAGCTGTAATTGCTTTAATTGCGACATTGCTAACTACAATTGCAGCAATTACAATAAAGTTTTTTACAGAGAAAGATGCAATTTTATCAACAAAAGATGCGCAAGAGCAATTAAATCAAGCACAGGAAGATTATATAAATGCGAACGAAGGTTATATTAATGCTGTTGATAATGCAGACAATGCAATGAAAAAACTAGAAGATGCAGAGAAAAAAACCGGATTATCTGGAGAGGCATTAAATAAAGCAGTAGAGAATGGAACTTTAAAATATAGTGATATGAACAATTCTCAAAAAGAAGTTTATAAAGCTTATCTAAATAACAAAAAAGCACAAGATGAGTTAACTGCAGCAACAGATACTTTATCTGAAGCAAAAAAAGCAGAAATAGATGCTTCTTGGAAAAATCAGTTAGCTATAGCAGCAGAAAAAGGAAATTATGATGAATATAAAAAGGCTGTCGTTGACGCCTATAATCGTGGTGAGCTATCAGCAGAAGACGCAAGAGACAAAATTGAACAAGCAATGAGCCGTATGAGTGATGCTTCACAAGAAACATTTATGGAAGATTTACCAAATAATCTAAAAGAAGGTATGGATCCTGATAAATATCAAACTATGGGACAAAAATTTAAAAATTGGTGGAAAACAAATGTAATTGATGGACTAGGAAATGCATTTAAGACATTTTTTACTAAAACAATACCGGATAAATTGACTGAATTTGGAAATACATTAAAGAGATTCTTTACAAAGACAGTTCCTAATATTGTAATTTCAGCAGTAGAAGGTGTTATCAATTCAATTATATCTATGTTTGAAGGAATGATGAATCTTCCAATTAAGGCTATCAACAAAATTATAAAAACAGCCAATAAAATACCAGGAGTTGAGATAGGAAAATTTACAGAAGTAAATCTAGGAAGAGTTAGTATGCCAAGATTAGCAAAGGGGGCTGTAATTCCTCCAAGACAAGAATTTGCAGCTATCTTGGGAGATCAAAAACATGGAACAAATATTGAAGCACCGTTAGATACTATAAAACAAGCAAATAGAGAAGTATTAGCGGAGTTTTTAGAAAAAATTGGAATAAATGGCCAAGATAGAGAAATAGTTCTTAAAAATTGGCAATTTATATTACAGTTTGGAAATGAAAACTTTGGAAAAATGGCTGTAGAAGAAATAAAGAAATATGAGAAAGAAACTAGCACTCAATTTCTATTAGCATAGAGGTGGTTATAGCATATGGATAAAATAAAGTTTATAAGTATAAAGAACCCAAATAAAACATTTGAATTACCTTATGAGTGGCTGCCAGCCGGAACTCAAGGACCAACTTTAACAGATTTAGAAAAAGTCGGTGAAAGAGGAGCCACTACTGCTTATCTAGTTAGAGTACGAGCAGGAGAAGTTCCAGCAGCAACTTTAGATATATGTAAAAGATTAACTCAAAAAGAATTGTTCCCATTGTTAGAAATTATAAGAGAGGTAAAAATAAAAATTTATTATTTTGAAAAGTACTTAAACAAATTTATTACAAGAGAGTTTTATGTTCAAAAGATAAATCCTCCATGGCATCAATTACCAGAAGATAACAATACGGATAATATTGAATATGAACCTTTTACAATTAATTTCACAGGATATGGAGATGTTAACGAATGATAGAAGAATATGACAATAAAATGATTCAATCATTTGAATATGAAACAACAGCTATCTCTAACAAAAATATAATTGGTACTTGTGAATTAGGCAAAGCAACAATACAAATGTTAAATGATACTAATGAATATAGTGCATTAAAAAATCAATGGATAAAAACTAAATTTGGCTCATTTTATGTGTATGATGTAAAGCCAGTTCAAGAAAAGGTAAACATAAAGTTAAGTTGTTATGATATAAAATATAAACTTGATTCAGACTATGATTCAAGTTTATATTTATGGCCAATGACATTAAAAGAGTGGAGAAATGCTATTTATGAAAATTGTAATGTGTTATTCATTGATGATGATTTCCCAAATAGTGACTTAGTTTTAGAAGCAGAGCCATATGTTGGAACAAATAAGAAAAATCGTGATGTATTGTGTCTTATTGCTCAAGCTGGTGCAAGTTGGATTGAAACTGATGAAAATGATAAATTTTGTTTTAAATGGTTCACAAATAATAAATTTGTTGTTAAAGATTGGGATTCCTTAACTTCCGAAAAGAATAAAACAAATAAAGTAAATCTGGTAGTGCTTGGTAGGGGCAATATTGAGGATATAGTATATTATCCAAAAACTAAACCGGAGAACCCTGTGGAATTTAAAATTGATAATAATTATATTATTGATCCACAAGATACGACAACTACTGAAGATTTGAGAGAAACAACAATTATTCCTATATATAATCAAGTTAAAGATTTAGAATTTGTAGTATTTAAAATGACTTCTAAATTAATTGATAATAAATTGTCAATTAAACTTGGAGATATAGTACAGTATACTGATATTTATGGTAATGAATTAGAATCATTTGTAATGACTAGAAAAATTAGTTATTTAGGTGGAGATATAGATGATAATGAAAATTATCAAATTACATTATCTGCTGAAGCAATAAATGAAACTAATACTGATTTAAGCAAGGGAACTAATGTAATTCAAGTAATAAATGAAACAAGTGCCAAAGTTGATAAAAACGCAAAATTAATTGAGTTAGTTAATTCTGAGGTCAATGAAAATTCGAGTGAAATATCAAAAATCAAACAAAGAACTGGTTCAGTGGAGATTTCTATTGAGAAAGCAACAACGGAAATAAATAAAACTAATGAAAACATAGAAAACAATTACTTTGATAAAAAAAGTGTTGAAAGTCTTGTAGCTAATGCAGAAAGTGGTATAACCAATACATTTAGTGAAGCTGGTGGAAATAATATATTTAGGAATACAAACTTTAGTGCAACTGATGTGTTAGAAGAAAATCAACTTTTTGAATTTTGGTATGGAAATGTCGTAAGAAAACAAAATACTAATGCTGCTAATGGGTATTCAATAATGCTTCAAAATAATACATTATATCAAGAAGAAACGATAGCTAATGGTAAATATACTATTAGCTTTTATTATAAGATACTAAACTCTTTAGCTAATGTAAAAGTTGCAATAAATGATAAAGAATATGAACTAAAAAATACTAATTCTGTTGAATTGTTTCAAACAGGTGTCGATGATATAGATCCAATTAACATTCTCGATAATCATATTACTTTAAGTTTTATAAGTGATACCGATAATGCTGCGGAGATATATGATATTATGGGTAATGCTGGTTCAGTAAAATTAGCATATTCACAAAATCAAAATGAAACAGTTACGGATACGGTCAATATTGGTAAAGGTATAAGCATTACTTCAAGTAATTCTAAAGTAAAACTAATAGCAAACCATAATGAGATATGCATTAAAAATACACAAACTAATGAAAAACCATTTAATTTTAATGAAAATGGTGGAGAAGCAAAAAATATGGTTGTAAAAAATGAGTTCCAACATTCAAATTTACTTGATAAAAAAGTTGATGAGCAAGTTTGGACAATTTGGAACCCATTAGGATAGGAGGAATAATATGGCACAAATAATATTAACATGTAGTTCCGCTCCTAATTCTTCAACATTTAAAAATAAAGCTCGTTTAAGAGTTACTTACGAATCCGGAAACGGAAATATAAAAATAACTGGTGTTGAAGGAACAAGAATTGATTCAACAAGATCTTATTCTGCAAGTAAAAAAACAATTAATATTACAATAAATGGTTCAAAACAAACAGCTAGTTTAAGCCATTATGTAGATTTTACAAAAAATTCGGTATATACATCATTTGGAATAAACGAGTTGAGCTGGTCATGTGAAGGAAATCAACAAATACTTATTAAAATGCCATCATCTGATACAGCCTTTGGTAATGCTGAATTTGCAGGGTTTATTGATGCTGGTACAGCTACAATAGCACCAATATTAAATAATCCGTCTTTAAGTAATATTACAGAGACTTCTATATATAGTTCCTTTAGTGTTTATTTAGATGGTGGAGCACCTATAGTAGATTATTATACAGATATATTTACTGATGCAGAATGTACTAACAAAATAGGAACCATTGGACAAAATGGAACTTTTATAGGTTTAACAGCAAACACTCAATATTATGTTCGAGCAAATGCATCAAATGGAGTTTACAGAGGATATTCAAATGTAGTTGCTGTAAGAACATATCAATATCCTTATATTAAGCAAGCTACTCCATCATTTATAGTTGAAAAAGAAACATTGCAAAGTTATATATATAATCCATTAAATAGAGTAATAAATATTCATTTAAAACAAAAAAACATAAATGGGCAAGACTTATTTAGTAAGTTAAATTATCAAAGTGGATCTGGAGAAAATATTTTATTTACTCCTGAACTTAATAATGATGTTTTATATAATAGTATTCCTGAGTCTTCAGAATCTACTGCAATACTATATTGTGAATATGATAATCATATAGTGCAAACTATTGATACTAAATATGTACTTTCTGCGGAATTATGTAGTCCAAGTTTTTCATCATTTAATTATGAAGATATAAATGAAAAAACTTTAGCTTTAACAGGAAATAATCAAGCTTTAATCAAAGGATATTCTACATTAAAAATTAGTATCCCAAATTCACTTAAAGCAATAGCTCAAAAAGGGTCATCAATGCGTTATTATGCATCAGCTTCTGCTGGAGTAAGCAAAGTGGATTATTCTGATACCGAAGATGTATTTATGATTAAAGACTGTTCAAAAGGTAATCTTAATAACATATTAACTGTATTTGCAGTAGATAAACGATCATTTTCAAAAGCAGTAGACAAAGTAATAGAAAATTTCTATGAATATGAAGATTTAGTAAAATTAAGCGGAAGTGCAAAAAGAATAGATAAAAATAATAAAGAAACCGGAGTATCAGAATCAACAAAAATTCATTGTGAAGGAAAATTTTGGAATGAATCATTTGGTGAAGTGAATAATATAATAAAGAGTGTTAGTTATCAATATAAAAGCACTTCAGATTCGGATTTTACTCAAGGTACAACACCGCTAAATGTAGTTTTAGATAATAATAAATTTACAATAGATGCAAATATCAAAGGAGATATTGATAATGGCTTTGATATTAGTAAAACATATCTTATTCAAGTTATAGTTAAAGATGAGTTATCAACAGTTGTATTTTCATTAACTTTGGCAACCAGTAAACCATTGGTTGCTTATGCAGAAAAAGGTGTCTCATTTGGCGGAAAATATAACGATGAAAATGGTGGAGCAATTCAACTTGATGGTGTTCCACTTTTAGAATATGAAATAATAGAATCTTTTGAATAGAAAGAAAGGTAAAAAATGAAAAAAAGTATTAAAAAGATATTGCAAAAAATAAATATAAATCGTATGCTTATACATACATACATACATACATACATACATACATACATACATACATACATACATGGCTTACGCCAAAAATATATTTACAATACAAGAGAGGAGGAAACTTATTTAGTTTCTTCCTTTTTTATTCCTTCAAAAAGATTGGAGGAAGTAGTTTAAGTAACATAGGTGATATATATGCCTAATCTTTGTGGATATTTAAAAAGAAGAAATGACAGGTTTTATCCATACCCATATTATCCAATCGGATTTATATATTTAACTATGGATGAAACAAGTCCAGCGAGCTTATATGGTGGAACTTGGGAGCTGATAAAAGATAAGTTTTTAATCGGAGCTGGAAATAAATATGCATTGGGTATAACTGGTGGAGAAGAAACTCACATTTTAAGTGAATCAGAAATGCCTAAACATAGACACAGCTTTGGTACAGCTAATGGTTTTACGTGGTATGCAATATTAGAGAGCCTTGATGGTAGTCCACATGCAACATGGAATACTTCAAGTGGTAATTTAACAAGTGGTATGCTAAATGAAACCGGTGGTTCACAAGCTCATAACAATATGCCACCATATTTAGCTGTATATATTTGGAGAAGAATTGCTTAAACAAAAAAATAAAAATGAAGAAAATATTTCAATTTAAAAGTGGAACTGATAAATATTATCCTAATTGTTATTATCCAATAGGATTTATTTTTATAACACTTGGAGATAAAAGCCCAGCGAGCATATACGGAGGTACATGGGAATTATTAAAAGATAGATTTTTAATTGGAGCTGGAAATCAATATTTGGTAGGCACAATTGGTGGAGAAGAAAATCATATATTAACTATTAATGAAATACCTAATCATGATCATCCAACGCCAAGTACAATGTATACCAATGTTGGTGGATTAGGATATAGTACTATACGAACGGAAATCGCAACAAATGGGATTATTGAAAAAGAAAAATATTTATCAACGGGCGCTGTTGGTGGTTCACAAGCTCATAATAATATGCCACCTTATTTAGCAGTCTACTTTTGGAAAAAAATATCTGAATAAGTTACTTTAATGAATAAAAGTATAAAATTTAAAAGAGATGGAAATGTATACTATCCGTATCCCTATTATCCAGTAGGATTTTTTTATATTACTGATAGTGACATAAGTCCTGCTAGTATTTACGGAGGAACATGGGAATTAATAAAAGATAAGTTTCTTTTAGGCTGTGGAGATACATTTGAATTGGGAGCGACAGGCGGAGAAATAAACCATACTTTAACTGTCGCTGAATTAGCTGAGCATGGTCACAGTACTTATAATAATGGCGGAAATGGTTATCCTTATAGAATTGCTCAAGTAGCGGGAAGTGGCGAAGGAGATTCTTTATGTATGACTATGCCAGCTGGAGGAAATCAGCCACATAACAATATGCCGCCTTACTTATCAGTATATATTTGGCATCGAATTGCCTAAAATTAGAAAGAGGTATATATGAAAATATATAATGAAGAAAAAACAAAAATATTAATTGAAGAAGATTTAAATTATGAAGAAGGTTATTTAAAAGAAGATATCATAATTAATCATATAGCTGAAGTAAAAGAAGTAAAAGAACAAGGACATTATGAAACAATAAAAGAATATCCAAATGGTGGAAAAGATGTGAAATATGTCATTGATGTGCCAGCCGTAATCCCAGTTGAAGCACATGATGAAGAAGAAAAAATTTATATCTTCAAAAAATATACAGCTGAAGAATTAAAAGAAAATAAAAGAAAACAAGAAATTAATGATATAAATTCTCAAATAACTAAATTAAAAAATGATCTTTCTTCTACAGACTATAAAGCAATTAAATATGCTGAAGGTTATTACACTGAAGAAGAATATTCTACAATAAAAATTGAACGAGAAAATATTCGAATAAAAATAAGAAGTTTAGAAGAAGAATTAGAGAATATTTAGATTAGAAAGGTGGGTGAAGAAAGATT